AGACACCCTCTTCTCGTGATGGTCTTATAGTAATGGGTGTTGATGTTGGTGGTGGGGGTGATGGTGGTGATTTATCAGCTATAGCAAAGCGTACTGGTAATGTGATACACCCAATTTTAACTTTTAATAAAGTAGACACACAAGAATTGGCTGATTGGGTAGAATATGAACTAAAACAATTTAGTCCTGATAATGTTGAACGAGTGATAGTAAATATTGATACAATTGGTATAGGTAAAGGTGTGTTTGATGCATTGTGTAGAAGAGGTTATCGAAATGTGCGTAGTGTAAAAGTTTCTCGTAAGCCGACACCAAGAAAAATGAGAAGAACCCGTGCGGGTGAGGAGGAATATAAGAATAAATTTATTGATGATTACTATAGTTTAAAAGAAGAATTGTGGTGGGATTTTAGAGAAGAACTTGCAGAAAATAAATGGGTATTACCAAATGATGAAGAATTAAAAGCTGAATTAATAGCACCGCGTTGGAGTCCTATAAATGGTAAGATTCAAATGGAAGAAAAGAAAAAAACAGTAAAGCGTCTTGGTCATTCGCCAGATAAAGCTGATGCTGTAATTCTTTCTACAGCTAAACCACGACCCGAAATAAGAATTGTTTAACTGGGAGAATTAAATGGATTTGAAAGATTTTAGTTTCAAAAAAGTATATTCAAGATTAAAAAAGGATAGTGCTGTAACACAAGAAATTATTTCAAGCATCATGCTCTGGCCTGATGGGTCAATACCAACACCAAAGAATTATACTGATTATACAAAGCTATATGAAAATGTGCTTTGGGTTTATGCGTGTGTATGGGCTATAGCTGCACATGGTTCAATGGTTCCTTATCGTATTTATCAGGTATCTGAGAGTGAAGAGGAACCAGACGAAGCAGATAAGAAAGAGTTAAACTATATGCATCCTGCACGTAAGTTTTTTAGAAATCCAAATAAAGTTGATACTTTTGATGATATTATTGAATCGTTGCTTACTTTTCTTGAGTTAAATGGTGATGTGTATCTTGAAAAGGTTTTTGGTGAACTGAAACAATTGATCGAAATTTATCCGTTGCGTCCAGACCGTGTACGAATCCACCCAAGAAAAGATGGACGAGGGATTGATCATTATAGTTATAAAGTTAAAACTTGGAAAAAAGGAACTAAATTTAATTCAGATGAAATTAGTCATTTTAAATATTTTAATCCAAACAATGATTTTTATGGTCAATCAACAATGATGGCAGCTACACAAACTATTTTGCTTGAGCAGTATGCAACACAGTTTCAAGAGATGACTCTAAAGAATAATGCAGTGCCACAAGGGGTAATTGAGACAGAGTACGATGTTGATGATGTTGAAATGATGCGGATAAAGAAAAAATGGTTACAAACATATCGTGGCGTGACAAAAGCAGGTGAAATTGCAATTCTCCCTCTTGGTTTACGATTTAAGCCCCTAAGTTATCATCCACGTGATCTTGAATGGAAAAACCTTTTAGAAAACAATAAAGAAAGATTATTTGCAATTACTGGTGTTAATAATGCTGTGCTTGGAATTTTAGAAAATATGACATACGATAATTATCGTATGCAAATTAGATCATTTTTTATGAATGTAATGCAACCGAAAATGAAAAAGCTATCAGCAAGATTTACAAAGGATTTATTACCGCATTTTGGTGAAAATCTTGTATTTGAATTTGATTTTAGTTTGTTTCTATCTGAAGATGAAACAGAATTGAGCACAAGATTGCAACGTGAAATTCAATATGGAATTATCTCACCAAACGAAGCACGGGAATTACTTAATAGAAAACGATATGAGAATGGTGGTGGTGATACTTATTATATGGCAGTGAATTTACAGCCGATTGCAAGTACTGACGGTGAATTTATGTCAGAAGAGCAACGACAAGAGCAGCAAGAGCAAGAGATTGAGACTAAACCAAATGAAGGACAATCTATTGACAATAAACCTGAGGATGTTATTGATCCAGATGAAATTGCTCGTAGATTAAAACAAGATGAAGAACGTGATATACAGCGCGGTGTTACTAATTTAAAGGATATGTAATGGGCTTATATACTGATCTATTTGTTACAAATAAGGGATATTTTTATTTTAATAAAAATATCTATAGAACAACTGTTAAGTATGCCAGAAATAGGTCTGCTTTTGTTGTTGGTTATCCTAATTCAACAGATGTTTTATTTGCTTTTGGTTCTGAGATAGAAGAGCTAAAAGAAATTAATAAAAAAGTAAAGGCAGAGGTTTGTAAATGCCACACTAAATTTGGTAAAACTATGTTTAAGGGAGTTTCTAAAGATAAAAAACGATTCCTTGAAATACAACAGAAGCAATTGCCAAGTTTTTATAAACATGTTTTTGTTGGGATGAAGAAAGCAAATAAAGAGTTATATAGCCAGCTAATTGAACGATTAAGCAAAGCACCATATTTATCTACTGTAGATCAATTGAATATGAAAAAATATGCAAATATAATAAGATCGAGTATCTTAGTTGATGTTGTATTTATTTTAAGCGCCGCTGGAAATGAGGGTGTGCAACTTGTAAAAGATAAATTAAAATTTAAAGATGATACTATTAAAAAACAAACTATTGAAGAGGCTGCACTTGGTATTTCATTTAACATTTGGGACCCACAAATTCAAACTTGGATAGATAAGAATACTGCAAAACTTGTACAAGATATTAGTGAACAAACAAAAGCTGGAATTAAAGATGTTATTACACATAAAGTAGAGGGTGGGCTTCGTGTGCGTGATGCAGCAAGAGAGATTAAACCGCTTGTGGGATTGAATAAAGTACAAACAAATGCTGTTATTAATTTTGAACAAAGATTATTGGAGCAGAAAGTACCAAAAGCAAAAGTTGCAGCAAGGGTTAATACATACACTAATAAATTACATAAATTGCGAGCACAAACTATAGCACGAACAGAATCAAGAGCGGCAATTTCAGCAGGACAAATAATGGGTTATAAACAATCATATGTTACACAAGTTAAATTTTCTGCTGCTGCTGGTGCTTGTGCAGTGTGTGCTGGTTTTGATGGTAGGGTCTATCCAATAAAGAAAGCAAGTTTAAATTGGCAGAGCATTCCAAGAGAAGCTGGAATGACAACAGGAGCTTGGGGTGGTTTTATTACTTAAAATTGAGGTAAATAATGGCTTTTATCCCGGTTCACCCAAATTGTTTTCTTAATAGACGAATGCCAATTTACACAAATCAAGGTTGGAGACCATTTGATAATATTAATATTGGTGATTTAGTTTTAACCCATAAAAAGAGATTTAGAAAAATTACAAATAGAATTATAACACTAAAAAGAAATCCAGAGGTTATAAAAATATGGATTACTTTAGGGATTAATGGTTATCAGAAAACGCAAGAAATAACACTAACAGATAATCATCCAGTTTTAACAACAAAAGGTTGGAAATATGCAAATGAATTAACAACAAAAAATGTAATTTTATACTTGGGTTTTTGTAGTAAAAACAAATATGACTTTGTTGGTAAAAGAATAATAAAATTAGAAGAAAAAGAAGTTAGGGGAAACAAACCCCTTTTTAATCTAACCGTTGATGAAGATGAAAGTTATATCGCAAAAGGATTTTTAATTCATAATTGTAGATGTGATTGGTTGCCAATGGTTGAAACAATTCGATATCCAAAATCATTTTATACCGCTGCTGGACTTATTGCACCAGCAGCATTAAAACCAACCGAAAAACCAACAATAAAACCAACTGAGAAACCAAAACCAATAAGTGTTGGTGAAGAACTTATACAGGAGCTATAAAAATGTCATCAAAGTTTGATTTTCGTCCTGGACGGCAGGAGATTCGCTATACAGTTAGAGAACAAAGCAATTATTCAGCATTTCGTAGAGATGATTTAGGTAAGGGTATTTCTATAGTTAGAGGAAAAACAACAAAAGGAAAGTGGGAAGTTCAGGCTTTACGATTTAAAGTTAGTTCTGGTTGGACTATTCCAAAAGCAAGAAAATGGGTAAACGAACATAGAAATTTAACTAAGATTGAAAATTTAAATAAAAGTGAAATTTTAATTATTCAAAAAGGAGAATTTAATATGAGAATCGAAGATGTAACAGCTAAGAATGTGACAGAACTTGAAAAATCAGTATTGTTTAAAGTACGAAACCAGTTAAGTCAATGCTTTGTTCCAGATTATTGGCATTATGCAGAACTCGTGCTGAAAGAGATTTCTCGTAGAGATTATAAGAAATTTATTAAGCCGGTTGATACTGCTTTTGAAAAGAGACAGCAGACACAGCAATTTCTTAATTCTCTTACAAATAAGCTTGGTGAGTTTGAGAAAGTAGAGAATGATAATTTTATTGTTATCCCAACCTGTGTTGAGTCAACCACCCATTTTGGACACCACTT